CTGACCCCAATTGCTCTGCCACCTGCTTGCGGTGGATGGATGGCATCTGCATGTACCTATCCCACACTTCCGAGATCATAAACTTGCGCATGCGTTCTTCCGGGTCCTGAAATGCTGCAAGCTGTACCTGATACTCAGGGTATTCGTCAAAGAAGCGGGTCAGGGCTTCGTTGTCGCCGTTCTCGCGTGCGTCCAGTGCGCGCTGATATTCCTCGCGCAACTGGCGTTGCGTCTGCTCACCTTCGGGGAAGAAGTCCAGCGCCAGCGGTGCGCCAAAGTATTGCCATGCGCCCATCTGTGCCACCTTGCGTTGCGCGGCTTCGTAAATCTCGCCCTGTCGGTTCATCACGGCTTCCATCGCCTGGTCTGTGGTAATCTCTCCGTCCGCAGCCATGCCAGCCAGCATACGGTCAACGCGATAATCATAGAACTGATCAACCTCTGGCAGTCCCAACGCCTTGCGCGCCGGACTTTCAATGTTGATGCCGGATGGCCCGCCGATACCCAGCCCGCCGGTCACACTTTGCACCATGCGGGTAACGGGCAACTGTCCGATCTTTTCCGGTGTGCCGCGCGCCATGTTATACGCCCACTGAATCGGCAGGCTTGCACCCATCATGGTTTGCATGAAGTCAAACGGGTTGGCAATCTCTTTCTGCATCTCGTCGCCGGATTGCGCCCATGCCTTCTCCCACAACATACCCTTGCCCGTCGTCAGGGCTTCCTGTGCTTCGGCATCGCTGATTTGCTCATCAGCCAGCCAACCCTGAATCAAGGTCTGTGTCTTGCGCACCTGAATTCCACGCTGCTGATCCATCTGCTGGAACGGGCGATAAAAGTTCTCGAACGGGTAAATCTGGCGCATCGGGTCAATAAACACGCCTTCGCCCATCCAGTCAGGCAGGAACGGCAGGTTAATGCCCATCTTCCGCTTCAACCGGCTTGGGAAGCCGTCGCGCTCCATTGTTCCCTGTTGCAGGAACATCTTGAGCCTGGCGTAATTGGACAACATGGCAGGGCGGTCAATGGCACGCAGCGCCCAGTTCAACATGCTTCTGGTTGTCCAGAATTGGTATGGGAAAACCGCGGTCAGGGCGTTGTCAAAGCCGTAGCGCTGCCCATAATTCAATAGGGTGAAGTCGCGCATGCTCTCGCCGTAACGCATGGCTGCCAGCTTCTCGCCCTTCATGTCCTGGTACACACCGCCCAGATAAGCCTTAAGCTGTTTGTTGGCATCCTGTACTGCGGCCTCAACCTGCTCAGGTGTGGCCTCTGGGTTGGCACGCCTTACGGCTGCGCGCACCTGGTCGGCATACCCGCCCGATCCCTCCATGCCTGCGGCGGTCATCTTCTCTTGCAGGCTGCGCAAAGCTGGCGTAACGTCCTGCATCCAGCTTTCGCGCTCCGCCTGATGCAATGGCGCCTCCTGCATGGCTTCCACCGCACCCAACGGTGCGGCAACGGCCTGCGGTTCTTCCACTGGCTTTGGCGGCACAACCACGGGCTGTCCTGTTTCGGCGGCAACTTCGTTCAGCACGGCGGCAGGTTCCTGCACCTGTTCTGGCATCATCTGCGGTGGCGGGGTGTTGGCAAGTACCGTTTCCGGGGCAGCCATGCCAGCCGCGCTTTCGTCGGCGGCGGCAGCAGACACAGATAGCAATTCGCCCGGTTGCGTGCGCGGAATGAAGCTCGCCTGTCCTGGCGGTTCCTGCATGGCTGCGCGTTCTGCATAACCAAAGATTAGTTTGCGGAAGGACGTATTACGCTTGTTTACCTTGTCGAAGAACGCCAGCAAAAAGCGCACGGTGTCATTGACATCATCAAAAGCGTTGATCTGTTTCAGGTACTCCTGCACACCCATCTTCTGCTTGCGCAGGCGCGCGATAAGATCCACGGCGGCAACAACGTCATCGGTGATATCGTAGCTTGGATCGAGCATGCCGGTCTCAACCATCTGCTTGATGCGCACCCAGGCGGGGAGGGTTGTCCGCAGCTCATTGTTCAGCCTTGTCATGCTGCCTTCGCCCTCTGCAAATGCGCGCAGCAGGCGATCCCCGGCTTCGCCCGGGAACACCTTGGCAAACATGGCGGCTTCAATGCGGCGCACGCCTTCGTTTGACAGCGCACCGGTTCCTGTCAACATGCCTGCGCGCTCATTTACCGGCAGCGTGGCGATAAACTCACTCACGAAGCGGGCGTTGTAATCGGCCATCAGCGCATCTGCCAGGTTCCCAGATTCGCCCATTTCGAACAGACGCAAGAGGTCGCCGGTCAGCGCGCGCGCATCAATGCTGGCTTGCTCGCCGGCGCTGTGGGTCATCACGGCGCTGCTGTTTGCATCTTCCACGAAGTCAACCGCCGGGGTATCGTCCAGCCGTTCGCGCACCAACACAGGCCGTTCAATGCCTTCCATGTCATCGGCGGTCAGGCCAAATTCGTCAAGGTTGTCTGTTAGTGTTTGCAGGTACTCCTGCCACTTCTTCGGGTAATCCTCTGCGATCAGGCGCAGCGCCATTGTTCGCCCGTTGCCGCTCTCCACCTGCATACCGGTGTTGATGATCGGCGCGCCTTCCTGAATTGAGCGTGTATCAGCAATGACGCGCAGCGGGTCAAACCTATTGATCATTTCCATGATCTGCGTCTGATTGGCTGCCCGTGCGCGGTCGCGCGGCTGCAATTCCTGCGGGAAGTCGGGATTTTCCGCAAATGTGCGGTGACTGTGACTGGATACCAGATCGTTCAGGTCAACCACGCGATAACGCAATTGATAACGTTTGCCTGGGTCTTGCACGCCGAAGGCGTAGGTATCGCGGCTGCCCTGGAATAGCGCCGTATCTTTCAGGCGCGGGCGCTTGTCCATCAGGTTCGCACCCAGATCAATCAGCACCGTGCGCCCATCAGCCGTAACCCCATAATTGCCAGGCACGTGGCGGTCGTAGAGCAATACAAATCCGTCAACGATTGGCCGCACGGCTTCCGGGTGCATGTCGTACCCCAACCTATCAACAAAATTCGCTTCTCGGTCGCGCGTGTCCTGCGGTGCCCATTCATCCATCGCCTGCCTTACCTGCATGGCTTCCGGTGTCATGGTTTCGAGCGGGGTCACTTTTTCGACCACCTGGTAGTGATACACCTTGCCGTTTGCGTCCGTGGTGTACCCACTGGCGTAAATCTGCGGAAGGTACGGGCGGATCTCCTCCGGGGCGTTCTCGATGAAGTAAGACTCAAATGCTGTCGAGGATGATCCGGCCATGTTTTCCTCGCTATCAATGCGAAGAACACGGTCGCCCATGTCAAACACCGACCGCTCCGCACCCTGTCCCAACCGTGGCAATTCCTGCCCATTGATGGTGACGCGGGCAATTTTCCCGCCATCGGTCTCAATTGCCATGCCGGGTATCTCGGTGCGATTGGCGTTCGCCCAGTTCATTACGTTGTCGGTTGACACTCCCGCCCGTGCTTCGTAGGCGGAATCTCCCAACTGGGTAACGCTGGCGCGGTCACGCCAGATCATGTCGCCGGTGGTGTCGTCATAAAGTCCATCAATGTCGCCGATGTCATGCGTCCGGTTACCAATGCGCACCGAAAAGCCTTTAATGCCATCAATCACGCCGACGGAATCACCAACAACGGCGCGGATTTTCCGCTGGGTGATCATGTCGCGCAACTGCGTTGCGCTTGGCCTGGTGAACACTGACTGCGGCAAATCTTCCGGCTCAACACTCAACCAGCGATCCATCATCTGGCGCATGCCATCGGATAGTTTCACGTCAATGTCGCTGCCGGTGATCACGCGGTAAATCTGCACAAACCAGCTCTTGAGGTTGTCAAACACGCGCTGCAATGCAGGTTTTGGCGCAACGCCATCGGCAAAGTAACGCTCCACTGCACGGGCAAACATCTCGTGCGCCTCGCGGTAAGTGGCCCGATCATTGACCCATTTGTACGTTCCATCCGGGTTGACATCATAAAGACCCTGGATTCCGTTTTCTGCCAACCAGCCCGTGATAACGTCCATGTCGGCATTGAAAGCGCCGGGCTGCATGGATGGCAAATTGGTCAACCACACGTGCGCAACCTCGTGGATGGCTGTACTTACGTCTGCGTTCTCCATTGCGTAAATCAACGCGCGGCCATCTTCCAGCCAACTTGTTGCACCCTTGATCCTGCCAGGCTGCCCGGGCTGGAACAACGGCTGTCCCTGCATTACGTCGGTGCGCATTTGCGGAGTCACATCGAAGGCGGGTACGGTGTACTGCCGGTCTCCCGCCGTAATGGTCGTTTGCCCCAGTGTGCCGCCCCACTTCTTGATCATCTTGCGTACGATGTTGGGTATTTTCTGGTCGTAGAAAGCACGCATGCCACTGCCGCCGACTTCCAGCGCCTCGCCTTCGAGCCTTCCGGTTGTCTGGCCAGCTTCGCGGGCCGCCTGGATTCGCTTGGCCGCTTCAACGCCAATCTTATCGGCAAGTGCGTTTTCGGATACATTCTCGTTAAATGTTTCGCGTTCGCCCTTGCTGCCAATCAACATTATCGATCCATCCTCGTTTGCAGCCCATTCGATGGTATCAAGTTGTTGGGATAGGCTGTATCGCTCAACCTGAATATCTCCGGTTGTCCACGCAACGCGCTCGTAACCGTTTTCTGCCGCCCAGCGCATGATGCGCTTAAGGGTAAGTTCTTCCCAGCTCCCAGAGAATGGAGCAGGTGGAACATTACTTCCTCTTCGCGCGGCTTGGTGCCAGTCGCTTTGGATTTCTTCAATCAACAACACGCGCCGACCGTCAACATCAACGTGTTCAGCAAGGCGAGTGTGCGCGAGAATATTTCGTGTCCCAAAGTGAGGAGACTCATATTCGTCAGATGCGACCATTCTCTTGTCAATATTGGCGGTCAATTCACTAAGACGCTGCTGATAAAGGCCGTATAGCCTCCGCCATTCTTGTGTAGCCGCCTCACTTGCCTCTCCGTCAAGCTCGTAACTATCTACTAAGGCTCGTTCGCGCCTAATGGCCAAATCCCTCAATTCAGAGTCATTCATCAACTCTCTACGCTGATTTGCAAGGCGTTCACTTGCACTAGGAAGAGTGATAAGCAATTCTCTATATTGACTTCCCCCAGGAAGAGAATATCTTTTATACTTTGGCGATGGGGTACCTTGGGCAACATCGAGCAATGCTCGGGCGGCCGCAATCTGTTCATCGATCCGCGCAAACACCTCATCTGCATTGGATATTCTCCCAGCCTCAACGTCCATTTCCGTTAATCTGCGATCGTTTTCCCATCCTTCAAGCTCTTCGCGTTGGTATTCTATCTGCCTTTCATCGTACTCAAAACGATCCTCGATCTGCACCTGATTTTCTTGCAGGTAATCCAACACCTGCTGACGGGTAACCGGGCCTTGCTGCCGCCACAGCCATGCTTCAAAGCCTGTCCATTCCAATTCGTCAGCCTTCACCTGTCCGCGCAACATGCCCATGATCTGCTGTGGCGTTGCCTTGTTTGGCATCTTGGCTTCGATGGTGCGCATGAGCTGCGAGTAATACCACGCCTGGTTGGCCTGCTGCATCAACTGGCCTTGATTGCCTCGCTGCATACCGGCAAACAGGGTATAGAACTCCTCTGGCTGGCGACCGGTCTTTTTCGCCCAGTACCGGCTCCATCCGTCGAAAATGGTCATAAGGGCGTTGGCCTGCTCCTCTGGCAGGTTGAACACTTCGCGCAGGTCATTGGCGAACGCCTCGCGGTGGGATGCTCCGAACGTGCCTGCGGCTGGCTGCATGGCCTGCTGCCTGGATTCGGTCTCGCGCGCCCATTCCTGCACACGTTCAGCGCGCAGGTAATCATCAACGCGCTGGATGGCTTCGGGGGTCATCTGCTCCTCGCCCAGCAGCTTGGCAACGCGCCGGCGCTCAAACGCCAGGGTAACGTCCTGCGGGTTCACTTCGTCCAGTCGTTCAACGTCAACGCCCAGGTATTTGCGAAGGATGTTCTTCAAGAAAGCGCGGTTGGTTGCGCCGGCCTTGGTCGTGCGAACGTAACCATATTCTTCCGCAGCCCTGAACACAGCATCCTCAAGCGCGGGGTCAATCGGGCGCACAGGATCGGGTGCGGGTACTTCCACATTGGCAACATCCATCACCGGAACCTGATCCATTGCCGCAGCCGGTATCTCGGTTTCGGTCAATGCAATCTGTTCTGGTGAAGGCGCAACTTCCATAACTTCCGGCGGCAACGGCTGATCCAAAGCGGCGGCTGGTGGCATTTCAGGCTCGACCGCCGCCGCTGCTGCCATTGGCAATTCGGGTTCCATTGCTGCCATTGGTGGCGCCGGCGGTTCTGGCGGTCGGGGTGCCGGGTTCTGGCTTGCATCCCACTGTTCACCCGCGCGCTGCTGGTTGGCGGTCATTTCTTCAACAACCATCTTGCGGTAAATCTCGTCGTTAAACCGCTTCCATGCAGCGTTGGGGTTCTCTGTCTTGCTCACTGGCTTGCCGCCGGTAATGGCGTCCACGGCTGCCTTCGCAGCGTAACCCTGTTCACCCAGCGCAGCCAGTCCGGTCGGGTCGCCGGTGCGGAAGTACATCTGCGTTTCAATCATCAGCCCGCGTACCTGGTTGACGCCAACGCGCCATGCGTCCGCTGCTTCTCGGCTGCCAAACTGCCGACCAAACAGGTCGGAGTAAATCTCGTCAATCTCTCCACGCAAACCGGCCTCAACGGCTGTGTGCTGGCGGTATGCCGTGGTAACGGCTTCGCGCACCATGCCGTACTCAATATCTCCCGTCACCTCAACGCCAAGCACCTTTGACAGTTCAGCGCGCAGGAACGCCTCATCTGCCGGACCGCCGCCATAAGCCCATGCGTTGTAAGCCTCATTCAGCCGACCGCGCAGGTCGAAGAAAGCGCCCCAGTTGCTTTGCAGCCCGATCATGATGTCAACCACCCGCGCAGATGTTGGGTTCATTCCACCATCCGGGCTGGTCATGGCTTTCACCACACCAAGCAAGCGGGCGTTGGTGGTTTCCCACTGCCTGCGCCATTGCGCCTGTGACCGCTGGAATTGCTGCAATTTGTACGCTCGCGCTTCCGTGCTGGTCATGCCCTCGGCGGTGCGGTAGATGTTTTCCATGTCATCGAAGTGGGCCAGCCAGAAATCTTGATGATCCATCCAGATGCGGTCAAACATCTCAACCGCCGCCTGGAAGCCCTCGCCGCTCACACGGGCGAACGCCTCCTGTGTGTCGTATTCCAGCTTCTCAATGGTCATCTGGTCCAATCGCCGCTCGCCCTGTGTCACCACCTCGTCAAACGCGCGCGCAAATTCCTGCGGTGTTTTGGCGGTCCTCGTGCGTTCTTGCAGGATGTCCCACAAACCAGCCTGTACCAGCAAATCGCGTTCTGCTGGTGACGCAAACCGTTCAAGCGCACCGTAGCTCATCTTGTCCCACAGGTTGCGTTCAATCTGCGCCTGGTTCATACCAGCATTGATGGCCGCATAGAGGTGTTCGGGGTCAATTCCCATTTCGCGCAAGCCCTGCTCAAGTACTGTGGGCATGCGCCGGTATCCCACACCCTGACGGTGAAGGTTGCGCCATGCCCTGCGGGTGGATACTGTGAAAGCCTGCCGGCTGCTCCATCTCTCTGCCCGCTGGCTCAATGCGGTTGCGCTGCCCGCCCAATCACCCACGCGCCGGAAGAAGCGGTCAATCGAATTGAGCGCGCCTTCCTTTGTGCTTGCCCCACGGATGATCTCGCCGGGCTGGTAATCACCGGAGAGGACTGCCCGCCGCTCAGCAGGAATGTCGGCAGAAATACCGGCCACATCGTCGCCCATGGCGGCAACACCGCCAGTACCTGCGTTCATGCGCTGCGGCATAACACCGAAATCGCGCCAGAAAGCATCGGTTCTGGCAACGCTCTCGACGCCGAATGTTCCGGTGAACGCCTGGGTTACAACGTTGTTCAGGGCATTGTTGATCAGGTAATTCGGGTTCAGCGACAGCAGTACCAGCGATTGTGCGTTCTTGATGGTATTGCTCAACCGGATAGCCAGCGGGTCGGGCTTCACGCCCAGCCACTGCGTTGTCCAGTTTTCCACTTCCTCGGTCAACATGGAAATCAGGCGGTATTTGAACTCCTCTGGACTGATCACCCAACTGCCCTTGATGAACGGGTCAACCAGTGTCATCAGGTCGCGGCCGGTCATGCCCTCCAACCCTGCCAGCGTTTGGGTGTCTCCCGCTTCGCGCAGGCGGTTGCGCAACACGTTCAGGTATGCGTCTGCATCCTTCCGGTTGTTGGCAATGTCCCCAAGCAGTTTGTAAGGGTCAATCTCCAGCGTCATTGCAATGCGGCTCAACATTGCGCGCTGTTGGGAAGGGATTACCCATGCGTTCTCGTAGAAGTCTTTGATTTTCTTCCTTGCATCCCGCAAGGCCAGCGGGAATACTGCGCCTTCTGCCGTCTGCGTCACACGGGCAATCTCTCCAACCTCTGCCGGGTTGCCGTTCGCCAGCCCGTTGACGTACTGCACCATGGCTTCCGGGTTGCTCTCGCCCGACAATTCGAGCTTTAGCCTGTCGGTTGTCCGCAAGACAATCTCGGTTGCACGGCTGCGGGGTGTCAGGCTGATCAGTCCAAGCAGCTTGCCGGGTTTGCGCAACAACGTCGGGATGGGCTTGCCCGCCTCGATGGACACACCGCCCAGAGTACGCGCCACCCATCCAAGGTCTGCAACCTCATCCATCGGCATGGTGCGCAGGATGGAGCTGTACATGCGCAGGGTGTCCACTGCGCCGCCTGTTTGCCCGAACACACCAGCACCACGGGATGCCTCAAACGCTTTGGCAAGCGGTGTGCCGGCCTTCGCCAGTTTCCCGCCAATCTTGCTGAACGCCACAGGGGTGACATTCAGCGGATCACCGAACATCTGGAACCACAGATCACCGACCATACCAACAAAGCCGGTGCGGGCGCGGATCATGTCCTCCAATTCCGTCAGGCTGGCGCTGCTCCGGCCGTTGAATATCAGCTGCATCTGGGTCATGGCTTCCTGCTCGGCAAGCTCTGAGATTGTGCGCCTTGCGTCGCGCAGCCCAAACAGGCCATATTCTCCAGCTTGCAACTGCTGCTCGCCGGGCTGTCCCAGATACACGGTGCGCCCTTTGGTAATCTGCATGGTGGCCTGCTCATATGCAAACTGGCTTGCCTGCCACGTTGCGCCCAGGTCGTTGAGAATCTCGCTTGCGTCGCCGTACCAATCGGGTGCAATCAGGCTGCCCAGCAACTGTGCAACTGTACCTGTCACGCGCTCAACGGTATCAGCGGGAAGGTTCAGGACTTCCAGCACACCACGGGCCAGCGTGCCAGTCCCTGCTGTTGCCAGCGTACCAATACCAGCGCCAATCGCGGCCCCAATCGCGGCTTTGCGAAGGTCGCCTGTGGTCAGGGCAGCCATCGGGAGTGTTGTCGCTGCGCCCATGGCCGCCCCGCTGTTCATGATGGGGATGACAACCTTCTGCCAGTCCTCCAGTTGCTCCCACTGGCTGACGGGAATGCCGTGTACCATGTCCTCGGTGGGTGCTGGCTGCGGTGCGGCGAAGGACTGCGCGGCAATTTCCTGCAAACTGTAGGTCGAACCCGCCCATTTCGCACGCTGGTTGTCGGGGATGAACTCCAAGGGTGGCAGCGCCCAGCTTCCCGTCATCTGTCGCAGCGGGTCGGTCTCGGTCGGGAACTGCCATGCACTCTCCGGTTTACCTGCGTTTTGCAAGGCCAGGTACTTATAGGCAGCCTCGATGCCCACAGGGTCAAGCCATCCAGGGGTCGCAGTATCGGGCGGCGTTGCCTTGAGTACGCCATAATACCGAATGATGTTCTGCGGGTCATCCCAGAATCCGGCCTGATAAGCGGGCAGCGCCGTTGACCCAGGCGTAAAATCGCGCACACCCGGCCTTGAATGACGAGCCGCAAATACATCAGGGTCGGGCATTGTCCACTGGTCATAACCATAGGCGGACGCTATCTGCTCCCGCATGGGCGACCAGCCGCTGAGTATCTCCCGATTCGGCTCCTGCGGTTCAGGTTGTCGTTCCGGGCCTTTGATGATCTGGCTGCCCTGTCCAGTTGGCAGGTCGTGCGGGTTTGTCGTTGGACGGTCAAGGTATCTGGGCTTTGGCAAGGTTCGCCTCCTGCGTTGTTATATGCGCCAATTGATCAGAGTCTGATACCACGGGCTTGGACTTCCCCGATACGAAATTCCACTGCCGCCACTGCGGTACCATTTTCGGTATCCGTCGTCGTTGTATCCGTACACGTTCACCCCAACGGGGTTCGAACCGGCAAGACCTCCGCCGGGTGACAGGAACGGGTAAATGTCAGCGAGCGTTGGGAAGCCGCTGAAGTTGGCCCCGACCGGCCGGAATGATGGCGAGAAGTACAGCGAGAAGGGCAGGTCTGAGTTTTGCGCCATACTGTCCGGCAGCATCCGACCATTCCAATCCTTCGGTATGAGTCCACGCAGCCGGTCTTGCTGCCCCTGTTTGGTGTCTGGCATGGTGGTTTGCACGCCGCCCATGTTTGCACCGGCATTGCCGCCGCCTTCCTCGTCTGGCGACTGTCCGGCTCCACGCATCGAAGCCCGCGATCCATTGGGAGTGTTGCCCGGCGATCCAGGCAGGCGCATGGGAGCGCCGTTGCGCCTTAGCGCCCGTTCGTTTGGTGTCATCCACGCCAGACGCTGAACTTTGGGCACAGATGGCTCCATGGACAGCCCGCCCGTCAATCCGTTGTAGACCGGGCGATTGGTAAAGGTGCTGTTTTTCAGATCGTCTGTTGGCATAAGCAGCGGTTGCTGTATCCCCTTCGGCTCAATCGGGATGTTCGGGTCATTTGGGCCTCCGCCCGCCTGTTTTCGCTGTTGCGGGTTGTATTTAAGCGCCATTTTGTTTTCCTCTCTCCAACGCATCCATCACGCGCTGGTATGCTTTCGGGTGTCGTTGCTTGATGGTATCCATCACCTGCGGCGGCATCCCGCCAAATATCATCGCCAGCCCTCGCCGTACCTCTGGCTCATGCCACTTCGCGTCAACCTCGCCGATAACCTCTTTCGCGGTCGTCTCGCCCAGCATGGCGATATCCTCGGCGTCGGTAACATCAAACATGATCGGCACGTCACACCATCCCTTCCGGCGGCATTCCGCCCTGCATCATACCCATCATGCCGGGGTCTTGTGGCCCAGCCATCGGCAAACCTGGCACGCCACCCTGGGCGCTCGGTGGGATCACCTGCCCCTGCTGCAAGGCTGCCTGTTCCGGCGGTAGCTGTGGCCCGCCGCCCTGCATCATCGCCATAAGCTCTGGCGGCATTCCACCTGGCGGCATCTGTCCTGGCATACCCTGCGGAGGCATACCCTGCCCGGGTTGCGGTTGCCCCTGCGTCTGTGCGGCTTGCAATTCCTGCTGCATCTTCTGCTGCATGGCTGCCATTTTCTTCTGGTACTCAAATTCCAGAAGTGACAGGGTGTAACGCTCGGCGAATATCTGCTTGATCATCTCCTTCGGCCGCTGTACGTTCAGCAGGTTCTCAAGCGCCCATTCCAGCGATACCTTCGGGTCAGCGCGGGAGGTAAGCTGCGCCACCATGGCCGCGTTTGCCCGCTCGTCCTGTGGCAGATCAATACCGAACCGACACTCCATCAGCAAACCATCGGGGATATCGGCGGGCTTCATCTCCAGCGGGCCATTCTTCCCCTGCACCTTCGACTTCTTGCGTCCAGCTTTGACAATCTCCAGCGCGATCATGGCTGCCTGCGCGAAGGCATCCCCCAGCTTGCGCTGCGCCGGCACAAGTGGCAACCGGCCAGCCTGGTTGAGCAACGCAGTCTCGGAGAACGAACGGTCACCGCCCAGCGGCATGCCCAGCGTCTGCTTGAAAATGGATGATTCCTCAACAAGCTGGCCCATGGTGCGGTACAGTTCCCAGACTGCGGGATCGATGGGGTTTTTGTTCAGCGGCTCCAGTGATTCGTTTGGCTCGATGATCACCACGCCGCCCGGCTGGCTGTGGTCAATGTACAGCGTGTTCTTTCCCTGCGTCGCGCGGTAAACCATCGTGGGGTTGGCCGCCAGACCAAACACGTTGGATGACATAACCGTCAGCGCCAGGTTTTCGCGCTCCCACACACCGGATTTTTTGATACCAAACAGAATGGGTTGGATGCGCTGTTCCTCTTTGGCATGCAGGAAGCTGCCCTCAATATTCACGGCGACAATCGGGATCACGGGCAGGTTGTGTTCTGCGTTGAGCAGCGGCAGGCTCTTACCATCAATCCACGCAACGTGGTAGATATCATCCCACCAGTCGCAGTAATCGACCTCTTCATTGCGCTTCATCGGGTCAAGGCCGGCAGCAATCGCAGCCTGTCCCCAGCGGTCGAGTAGTGCCCCCGCGCGCATCTTCACGCGGCGATAATAGGCAGACAGCCCCAAAGCATTGTCATACTCTGGATAGCCTGCGCGCGGGTCCCAAACGTCGTACACAATCGGGGTCATGGCTGCGATGCGCTCCAGCCGCTTTACGGCCGCCTTGTCCCCGCCCTTTTTCGTGGATTCCAGCAGGTCGGCCGTTGACGTTACTGACATATGCACCATGCCAAACAAACAGGCAGAATATGCGGCGTCGTATTCCAGCGGGTTCTGGCGCAAGCGGGAAGAAACGTACAGGATGGCATCGGCGAAGGCTTCCATCTGGTCGGCCTTGTCTCCGCCTTCCTGCGAGTTTTTATCGCGGTTCACGCTGTACTGTGGCCGGGCAGCGGTAAGCAGGCGGGTTGCACCCAGAACTGCATTACGCGCAGATGGGCTTACGGTTTTCTTGATACCGTCCCGGCTGGGTGCATCTCCCCAGTCCATCAGCACCATCTTCTCAAGGTCATCCAGCAAGGTGTTACGCTGGGCGTACCTGTCTTTCAGCTCGTTTGCTCTCGTCTGCACAATCGTAAAATCAGTTTCGCCCATGTCATATTCCTTTCACGGCCAGCCAGGGGTTGGGCTGCGCCTTGCGTGGAGGTGTGGCCTCTCTGGCCGATGTCAGTAGATACCGGCAGGCATCGTACAGGTGATCATCTGTGTCCGTGTCGATGTCCTCCGGCTTTTTGTCATCAAAGATCAGCAGCGGGAAACTGCGCCGCCACTCTGTCAGGCTCTCGTGTACCATCAGCCCTGGCAGTCCGTCCTGCATGTCGCCCAGCAACCGATCAATCTTGCGCTTACCTGATAGGCGGTCGTTGTCTGCCGGCGTGAGGTAAACACCATTCGCGGCATAAATATCAGCCGTGGATACCGCCAGATCCTGCGTGCGTTTGGTAAACATGGATGGATCTGCGTAGGTCATGGCAATGCGCTCCTGTCCGGTCAGCTGCGCAATCTGGGTTGCCTGCTGGCGGTCGGTAAGCTGCGTTGCGTACAACTCGCGGTATAAGATCACCCGGCCATTGTCCGGGTTGATTGCACCCCACAGGCAGGCAAACGGGCTGGTATATCCCCAGTCCACACCGCGCACCCGCAGCCAGTGACTCGGAATGTCAAACCTGCCCTTGATCACGTGCCGCTCCTCGTTCCACGCGGGGAAGGCCTGCCCCTCAAAAACATCCCAGTCGCCATCGCGCCAGGCTTTGGCGGTCGGGCCGGTCAAGTTCTCAAGCCAGGTCTTGTACTCTGGATTGAGAAACGGGTTATCGCGGTAAGTCATCGGCACAAAACGGGTCAAGGCCTCCGCGCTGCTGCGGTATGGGATGATGTACTTGGCTTTTACATCCGCATGACCGACTCCACCCGGGTTGGTGCTGGCGTAGGTGCGCGGCCGCCATCCGTCCGATCTGCTGGTGCGCCGGCTACCCATGAGCAAATCAATCCGATCACCTGGTATCTGGGTCAGCTCCTCGATAACAATCATGTCGTATTCAATGCCGATGTACTTTTCAATGTCCTTTGGATCTTTATACCCACCGATAACCACGCGGCTGCCGTTGGGAAACTCGATCTTGTACTCAGTCAGGCGGTGCGGCACACCCACAAGCACGCGGCGCACCAAATCCTGGAAGCTCTCGCTTGCCGCTTTCTGCGTCTGCCTGAGAAACAGGCATTTCAACCCCGGGTATCTTTGGCAGTCATCAATGCCAACCTGGGCGATAATGGCATGGCTTTTGGCACCACCACGCGCGCCGCCACACAAGATATCCGTAGGGCCGCCAGGCTTATCTGCTGCCCGGGCCAGCGCGTGAAACTCAAGCTGCTTTGGAGTAGCAACATAGCCGGCGCCGATAAACCGCTCTACCTGGTCTCTCGGACAACCGGCCTGCATGGCTGCGATTGCGTAGGCCTCAAGGCTATTCGCGCTTATCTCCATACACCACTTCCAGCATCCGGCTGAAATGATCAACCTGGATTGCTCCGCCGTTTTCGCCCGTCACCTCGTGACGTTGCACCGGCTGGCCCATGAGATAATCGCCCAGCCACTTGCGCGCCTGCGGGTCTCCCCGTTTGGCTTGCGCCAGGGCTTTTCTGATCACCTCGCGCCACTCGTCAAAGGTGACGGTTTCAAGGGTGATTTCGTAAAAGCGTTCTTCCCGCTCCTTCTTCGGTCGCCCTGGCCCGCCCGGATTGCCCTTAACGAACTTTCCGTTTTCGTCTCTTTCCATTTTCGGTTTCCTCGCCGTCTAAACCGTCGTCCACCCTGGCGGTAAACACCAGTGGGATTCCTTCGCGCTTGCACTCTGCAAGCATAGCCATCTGCGGGATCGCTGTTTCTGGCAGGTCAAGGGTTACGCGGATGCCGCCATCTGTAAGCGTTCGCACCTGCTCCACGGCTGCGGTAAATCTGATCTCGTTTACGGTCTCAGCCATCCAACCACAGCTCCAATCGCAGCAGCCACCACGCCGGCGAACCAATCGCGCCCGCGCAGGTGGTCGAGCGCACCCTCATGTCGGGTCAACGTCTTGTCCTGCTGATCCAGGCGCGCACCCTGGGCCGATTGCTCGGTTTCGATCCGGTGGATGGCTTCTCCCTGCTCTTTCAGCAGGTTTAATATCTCTGACTGTCCCGCTTGCATCTGATCCACTTTCTGGGCCATCAGTGCCATGGCCTTTGATTCGCCCTGCGTCATGGCTATTCCCCGGCCGGTGGTTCCGGCTCAGGCAAAGCAGGCTTTTTGCCCCAGTTGAACTCGGAAAAAACGGCAGCCTCAATGGCCGACTCAAGCATATCAGCATCGATGTTGAGTCCGCGATCCATCAGCCAGCCGTCGGCCACATGCCAGGCGTACCGAAATTTATCCTCAACCTTTCCCGCCAATCCGAGCTGCTCAGCCGCCAGAACGGCGGTACGTACCGCCTGCTCGATCATCTGCCGCTGTTCGTTCGACACCCGCGCGAAGGCCTCCGACTTTTTTGCCCGCACCCACTTGATGACCTCAATCAGCAGATAGGGCAGAGCCACCGCCAGCACCGCGTTGAGAACCACCGATGCACACTGCATAAGCAAATTCATCCAATCGTTTTCCATTTTTCTGCTCCTTAAAACAAATAGGGGCGCTCGATTTGAGCGCCCCGGGTGATTGCCTCTGTCAGGCTTATATCAGTATATCTATCTCATAGGGCAATTTCAAACAATTGTCATTTTCCCTATTGACATTTATATTTATATGTATATAATATATACATAACAACAAACAAAAGTTGGGTTCTTCAACCGATATCTATAATACCCGCCCCTCCGGTCGGGCAATAGGCCGGAAGAAAGGTTTACCATGACAAAGACCATCACCATCACTGTCAAGCCTGACTCCTCCATCACAAACGGGGGCCACTGGACGGTCGCTCTCTGGCATGTGGGGGACTACCCCGTCGGCACGTTCCACGCGTCCACCCGTGAGGACGCCCTCATGTTCGCCCAATGGATGGCTCATGGGCGCATGGGGACCGTTGTCACCGACGACAACATGGACCTTGAGCGCATAATGTCCATCGGCGCCATCATAGTGGAGCAGGTCCGTGAGGACCTCAGTCTCCTGGACGCCCACAACGTCCACTACGTCATTGCCAAGTACACCTGCTGGGACCCCACGCAGTGGTCGGACGCAGAAGTGCAGGTGGTGGAAGAACCAAAACGCCACCTGACTCCCGAGATGCGGGGACAGATCAAAGCGTACCTGGACCGGAATCCGGATGCCCTGGATGACATGGCAGACCCGACCCTGGTTGAGACCACCGTTGCTGCTGAGCTGGGCATCGAGGATGGGCTGGTTGCGGAGTACTTCAAGCCGAACTCCAGCTATGAGGACGCCCAGCGCCGCGTGCGCAGCATGGGCTTCTCGGAAGATGAGCAGGAGTTCATCTTCTCGGATTGGCCCAACTGGGATGAGCACCTGGAGTGGGTGCTCACTGCCCCGAAGCACGAGATCCAAAACTGGATCAACGCCAGCAAATAGCCTGCCAGCCCTCGCCGGGTAGGTGGTCAGACCCGGCACATGGAGTACCACATGGTAGGCAGACCAAGAAAACGTAACCGCGGAGCTACGCGGCAGATATACCTCCTCCCTCGCCACCTGGAGTGGCTGGAGTCCCAGGGCGACGGGCAGTACAGCGCATCTATTCAAGCCCTCATAGACAAAGAGCTTGCTGGAGCAGACCGTGAGGCAGCACGCCACCGGATGACATCAGACCCTGAACTGGCCCCGTATGCCGATCATATTTTCTCCGCTCAATGGCCAGACTGGCAGTACCGCTGGATCGTCACTGCCGACAAGTCCGCGATCCTCGACTGGATAGCAGGCCCCCAGCCGGAAGAGAGATAGACGGTAAAAAGCCCAGCATCTGCTGGGCTTTTTGTTTACCGCTTGCGCCTGTGCCGGAATGATTGTTCTGCCGCCCGGCGCAGGTGGTCGCGGCTGAGCTTCTGGTATCGCCTGACCATCTGGGTATCGGAATGTCCGGCCGCCGTTGCGGTGGCATGGTCGGTTGCGCCCGCATCGTACATGTCCAGACAAAAGCGCCGCCGGAAGCTGTGGGCTGGCTGATAGTCCACGCCTGCCAGAGCAGCCAGGCGGTGCAGC